GTCCACTCCGTTCTCGAACTTCACGATTCGCGTCTCGTCCGCCTGGAACGAAAGGCTCGAGGGGGCGCTAGCGAACGTGAACACCAGCGGGTTGTCCGCCTGCGAGATGAAGTCGTTGAGCAGAGAAACCGTGCGGAACTCCTTGCGAATCTTCACCCGGCTCATGGTCTTGCCATTCCTGATCGGCTCGAAAACGTAGTCCGAGCCAGCGGCCTCGCGCGGGGTTTCCAGTCCTTGGTGCTTGATGCTCCACTCGAAGCTGCGGATGACGATGTCTCCCGCGGCGTCGCCGGACCCGTCCGTGGCCGTGGTCATGTGCGACGAGAGCACAAAGATCGGCGTGCTCGCGGTCAGTGCGCCCGTAGGGGTCTGGTCCACATGCTTGCGCTTGCCGAGCATGTCGAGCGTGCACTTCACGTAGCCGGCTGCGTCGAACCCGATCGTCATGCCGACGATCTTGGCACCCGTGAAATACTGGCACTTGGTCGTGGGCGTGTTGCCCTCGATCAACTGGAACGCGAGGCTGTTGAAGAAGTCGTGCTCGTCGGTGAACACATGGGTGTACGGGTTCGCGCCGGTCGTGTTGCCGCCGTTGGCCGCGTAGGTGTCCGTGCCCATCGCGCAGTCGAAGAAGAGCATCATGTCGTTATACGTCAGATTGAACTCGATCTGGCCCGACGCGCTCTCCATCACCTTCGTGATGCGCTGGGCATTGTGGAACCCGTCCAGCGACTCGTCCTTCAACAGTTTCAGGTTCGGCGTGATGTTCTGGGAGAGGAACGCCATGCGCTTGGTCGCGGCGGTGGCTGCTGCACCCCACGTCGCCTCGCGCCCGAACTGGATATAGCTCTTGCTGCCCTGTCCGACCTCAGCCATCGCTGCTCACCCCCTGCTCGCGCCATCCGTGGCGCGCGCGTCACATGCCTAGACGTTGTCCGTGTCCCAGATCCATGTTCCTGCCAGTTCCACCGATGCCACCGAAAAGGTCGATCCCGACAGCTCGGCTTCGGGCATGTACTGCACCGCGTGGACCCACCCCATCGGCAGCAGGTCGCCGAGCTGGTAATCCCGCTCTACCGCCGCAATGACATCGCTCGCCAGGTTGTTCAGCTCCTGCTCGGCCTCGCGCTTCGTCATCGGCTGGTCGCATATGCACAGCACGTCCCACTTGCCCACCGCGCGGCCCGTCAGCACGCCCGTGATGAGGTTGATCGGATCGCTCGGACCCCAGCCGCGCGCCATCAGGAACAGCGCCGGCTTCGGCAGGTTCAGCGCGTCCACAGCAATGCCGCGCTCTACCCACTTGGGGCGCGTCAGCCACTGTCCCGTGCCCGACTGCCCGATGCTCTTCAGGTTCAACAGCAGCGCATCGGAGATGCGATTGACGAATGCCTGCGGGCGTGCGCTCACGCATTGGCCTTTCGCACCATCGCGGTCACCCGCCCCTGAGTGAGTTCCAGCACTTGCGGGCGCGATTCGTCACGCACGCGCGCGAAGATGCGCCGCGGCTTGACCGTCACGCGCTTCACCAGCAGGTAGAGGAAGTTGAAGTGCCGTCCGGCCTTACCGACCAGCCCGCCAACAGTCGCCCGCCTCGAGCGCCCGCCGGCCTCCGTCACCGCCCACAGCTTCCCGGTCGCGCTGCGGATGAGGAACGCCCCGGGAATGTCCTTGATGCTCCGGCCCGTGTATCTGTCCGACCCGCCTGGCGTTTGCGCCTCGGCGGTCGGAATGCGCAGGTAGCCCTTCGGGCTCGTCCCCGAGATGGTCCCGCCGTCCTCGTGCAGTCGGAGGTGCTTCTCGCCTGACCCCACCACGCCAACCAGCAGGTTGCCCGTGCGGTAGACGCGCGTGCCGGGCGTGAGGCTCGCGCGCGTCTTTCCGCTGCGCGCGCTGAGCTTGTTCCCCGGGGCTCCCACCCGGCCCCAGAAGCCGTCTCTGGCCTCCGCGCCGGTCAGCTCCAGGCCCAGACGGCGCCGCACGACGAGGGTCGCCAGGCGCATGGCGCGGTCGGTCTCGGCGTGCATGTCGCTTGCCGCCTGAGCCAACCGCCCCATGACCCGCTCCGCACCCCGCACCGCAACGCCGATCACGTCACCACCTCCGGTAGAACGCCTGGACCCCGGCGATCAGGTCGGCCGGCATCGGCGTTGCCGCCACCCGGCTCGACATGCTCGACAACGTCACGTCCTCGGCCCGTCCGCGAATCTGCAACCCGTCCATGAAGAAAACCTCGGCCGCCCGCATCGCCAGTTGCTCCAGCGTGTACCAGTCGGGACTGCCCAGCCGCGATTCCTCGGGCTGCTCGTATCCACATCGCACGTTCGCCGCGATGTTCAGCACCCCGGACGGGAACACGTCCTGCCCCAGCACGATGCGGCCCAACTCGTAGTTGTACCTGGCGCCCGTCGTGTCGATCTCCGTCTGTGTCCCGTCACTCGCCACCGAGTAGAGCGAGAACACCTCCACCAGCGGTCGCTCCGAGAGCCACGCCTCGTTCGTCCCGTCGCCCGAGAACCGCAGCGGCCGCGAGCCGAACGTCAGCGACGAGCCAAAGACCGTCTGATTCCCCTTCCGCGTCATCTGCAGGATGGCCGGGCTGTCGATACTGCCGATCTGCGAGCCGGGGTTGACCCCATTGCCCGAGATGTCGTCGCCTCGCTCCAGCGTGTTGAACGAGTTCCCGATCACTTGGGTGTCGCTGTCGGTCACCGTGGCCGTCAGCGTGCTCGTGCTCCGATGATTCCTGGCCTTCAGCCCACGCCGCGTGACCAGTTCCATCCAATGCGTTGCCGCGTTGATGGAGTCGATCAGGCGTTGCTCTACGTCGTCCTCCGCACCCTGAACACGCTTCAGCCGAGGCAACAACGCCTCGGGCGAAATGAACGCGTGCTGGGTGAGGAACGTCACTACTTGCTCGCCTGCACCCGCGGCTTCTCGGGAATGATGGTCGGCTTCTCGGGCTTCAACAGCTCGAACCGGCCAGGAGAGGCCGCATCACACAGATACTTCGCCTTGTCGTCCGACACCTCGACCACCTCGCCGGGGTTGACGAAGATCTCCCCGTCCGCGTAGATGCCGGTGCCCACGTTCTTCACCTTCGCCACTGCGTTCTCCTTGGGAAACCGCTTCGGGCGGCACCGGAGGCCCATGCTCCCCCGGCACCGCCCTTCAGCGACTGGATTACAGGCCGACGCCCGCCACGACGTGCGGACGGCTCGCCGACGCGACCAGCAGCGCACGGATGGCCGCACGCTGGATGCTCCGCACACCGATCTGGTCGTACGAGAACCGCTCACTGCGGTCCACGTCGATCTCCAGACCCTGCCGGTTGCCACCCAGCCACACGTTCTTGTTGAAGAGCAGGATCTCGCTCTTCGTGGTCGTCACGCCGTCGATGACACCCACCGCGTTCAGGTTCTGCGGCACCGCGCCCGAGATGGCCAGCGGGTAGCCCATCAGGACGCCCACCGCACCCGAGAACAGCGTGGCCGCCTCGCCCGCACGCTCGCGCGTGAGATAGACCAGGTTGCCGTTGCCGTCCTTCAGCACCAGCGCCTTGGCGAGACCCGTGTAGCCGGTCGCGAACACGCCCGTGTTCGGATCGGCGTACTTGCCGCCGATGCGGATCATGTCGGCCAGCTTCTCGGCCGTCAGGCCCGCGGACACGTCCACCGTCGAACCGACGAGCGAGGCGTTGTAGCGCAGCCCATCGACGTGGTCACGGACATCCGTGGTCCCCGGGTCGCTGCCCGTGTCGATCGTCGCCGTCTGCTGACCGTTCACGAACGCGTTCTCGATGCCGAACGCCTGCGCGTAGGTCTGCTCTTCGTTGTACATCGGCAGGATCGGGATGATGCTGTCCTGCTCGAGTTCACGCGAGAACCACGACAGCGTCGCGAACTTCTTCGCCGTCAGGGTGCGGCTCGACGTGGTCGGGTCCGAAGCCGTGAGCTGGGTGTTCGAGCCCACCGCATCGGCCTGAGCCTCGGGGATCACGTACGCCGTCATGAAGCCCAACAGCGTCGGGATGTTCCACGGCGACTGAGGCATCGGCACGAAGCGGATGGCCGAGGCCGCCTGCAGCTTGTCGCGCACGTCGTCGAACTTCTCGGCCGAGTAGAGCGTCGGAACCCAGTCCGAGGCCCCGCCAGCGGTCGCGATGTCGAGGGCACGAGCGCCCTGCTTCACCGTCTCCTGCAGCGGTGCCCACAGCTCCAGGCTCTTCATGCCACCCTTGGCCGCGTACGCCTCACGGCGCGCCGGCGAGGACTCGCTCACCGCCGTCATGATGTCGTGGGCCGCGAGCGTCTGATCGTTCAGCCGGCGGAACTGCAGCGCCCACGCCAGGGCTTCGCCGGAGAGGTAGTTCTTCAGCTCGTTGCGGCTCATGGCCAGCACGTTGAACGCGCCTCCGGCCACCTTGCCGCGGTAGTCCTGGTCCTTCTCGACCTTGTGCACCTTCGGCAGCGTGCGGAGTTGACGCTCGATCGCATCGCCCCCGTTGCCGCGGCCAGCCTCGTGCATGGCCTTGACGGTCTCTTCGAGTTCCTTGGCCTTCGCCTCGGCTCGCTTCGACGCCTCGACCGCTTCGCCGGCCACCTTGAGGTCGCGCGCGACCATATCGAGCGCCTCCTGGGTGGCCTTGCCGCCCGCCAGCACTGCGGCGCGGATGTCCTCGATGTGCTCGCCCAACTCCGCGTCGTTGCTCGGCAGCCCAGACTTCTTGAACTCGATGAGACTCATCTCGTCCCCACCTCCGTGTGTGCCGGTCGCCGGAGCGTCCCTGCCCCGTCCCGCCACTTCCCTGGCGCCCTTCGACGCCTACCGTGCCGGGTGATCCCGGCGACCACGCCCGCTACTTCTGAAAAAACTTCTGCCACCCCGACTTGTGCCGTTCCTTCTCGTGAACCCGCGCGCGCGAGGCCGCGACCATCTCGAGCACGTCCTCGCTGCTCACACCCCGCACCGGGTTCATGCTCGTGTTCTTCTGCCCGCCCCGCGGCACGATGCTGAACTCGTTCAGCTCCACAACGTCATCCATCACCCCTACCACGGTTTGCCCGTCCGGCAACTCCTGTCCCGCGTAATAGGGCGACTCATCGAACGGTTTCCCGTCAATCGAGTTGGTGAAGGACTTCATCCACCAGGACAGCGATACCTCGCGCCAGAGACCGAGCGCGATCTTCCGCGCCATCTCGTCGCCGAAAGCCGTGCCGCGCTCCCAATAGAAGCGCACCCGCACGTACAGCCCGTCTGCCAGGCGGACCGTCTCGGCCGCGAACGCCCGCCCGATCGGCAGGGCCGAGCCCGAGAACTCGTCGTGGTTCCGCATCAGGTTCGTACCCGGGAACAGCTTCACGATCTGCTCGAGCGCCCCCTCGGTGAACCGGGTGGAGTAGTGGTCCACCAGGTCGTTGCAGACCAGGGCCGACGCCACGTACACGTCCCCAGCGCCAGGCGCCGGCCAGCCGTCAGGGATCTGCCGGGCGATCAGCTCGAGGTCTCCCTCGGCCGGCTCCATGTTCGCCCGCGTCTCGATTGTCACGTTCGCGTTACGTCGGAACGGCTTCATCTCCAGTTCAACCCCTTCTCGTCGCGCGGATCATCGCGCTCTTGGACCACGGCCACTCGAGGCCGCACGCCTTGCACTTGGCCATCGGCGAGTCGAGGCTCGCCACCACGGAAGCCGCACACTTCTCGCTCGGACAACGCACCTCGATCAGCCGCGCCTGCGCGCGCGCCAGCGGAACCCCCCCAACGCTCACCCTCATGCCGTCACCTTGACGCGCGAGGGCTTAGTGTGGCCGTTCCTGCTCGGGAAGTAGCGCGACAGCGGCCTGGCGCGCCGAGCGCGCTCCGAGATGACCGGCAGCAGCGTGCAGCGGCAGTTGATCGTCTCTTCCGGCGGCCCAGACGGGTCGCCAGGGAACTCGAGCACCGACCCACCCACCCGGAAGCCGTTGGCCATGTTCGCCACCTGGCCGTCCGCCTCCGCGTGCGAGTCGCGCACCACGGAGTCCCGAGCGGTGAGCCACTCCATCGCCTCCACCTCGCCAGACTGCCGCCAGGCTTCCGCGGTCGCGAAGTTGAACGCCGACACCGACTCCGTCCGCGCGATAGTCAGCACCCGGCCCTGTTCGGCTTCGTCCAGGTACGATGACACCCGCGTGGCCAGTTCCGTCAGGCTCTCGCCCAGACCCACGCCCTCGGCCAGAGACATGCGCACGTCCTGCATCAGCGTGTTCATGGCCCCGTCCAGGCCCAGCGACTTCCGAGCCTCGATGAACCGAGACACCTGCTGGCTGCGAAGGTTCACCTCCAACTCGAGCGCGATCTCCTTGGCAGCCTCTCGGCCCCGCTCGGCGATAAGGCTCTCGTAGATTTCCTGAATCTTCGCCTCTTCGTCGGGGTCCGGCGAGAACACTTCCTCGAGGTCGAGTACGCGCTTGGCGTGCATGGCCCGAATGCCGGAGGTCTCCAGCTTGCCCAGGATCTGCTTCTTCCGGTCCTCGATTAGCGCCACGTAGGCGCGCTCGAACTTCCGCTCGTAGCGCTTCATTAGCGCGTCCTTGCCGCGCCAGCGCTCCACACGATCGGGGTCGTCCATCGCCCGCGACTTCTCTTTCTCGGCCGCTGGCTTCGTGTTGTCCTTGGCCGGAGCGTCCCCGCCCGGGGGCTTGTCCCCTGGCGCGCTACCGAACGGCTCCGGCACTGGTGCCTCGTACAGCTCGTCGGCCGATGGATCGTTCGCCGGCGGAAGCCCGTTCATGCGCCGCACCTCGTTGACCGTCAGCACGGGCCGGCCTGCCAACGCAACGGCCTGTTGTGCCGAGTTCAGAAGCGGAGCGTTCAGCGACGGCACCGCCGAGAAGTCGGTGCGGAACCGCACGCCCTCTTCCCTGAACATCGGCACCAGCCGCTCGGTCATCAGCGCGTCGAACATCTCCGCGCGCTTGCGGTTGCCCATCCAGTAGATCCGCTCGTCCGCGCTCGCGCTCTGGCCGGAGTCGCCGAGCTTGGCACCCTCCTTAATCCCGATGAGCCAGGGCGGGACACCCATCACGCGGCAGATGTCGGCGTCGGTGAGGTTGGTGTTCTCGAAGAACTGCAGCTCTTGCATGGTGAGCCCCATGCGGTCGAACTCCAGCATGTCGAGGATGATGTCGGTGTCGGCCTTGCTGCGCACAATGCGAAGCTGGCGCGCGATGGCCTCTTTCTCTTCGTCCTTCAGGATGACAGGGATGCCGTTAGCCGGCTGCGGCACGCGGAAGTAGCCGGGCGCAATACCACCGCGGCGCACCACCTTCTGGAACATGCGCATCAGGTCGTAACGCGTCTCGTACTGGAGCTGCACCGAGTCCAGGGCCGACACGCCGATCGGCTCATCCTCGGGCTGGAAGTCGTGCCAGGGGATGACGTTCTTCGCCGGGATCGCCTCCGTGCGCCCGCCGCGGTCGAACAGGAACACGCGCGGCATCCGGCGCTCGCTGGGTTCCAGCGTTACCAGGTGGCTCGGCATCACCCACAGCTCGGACACGCGCTTCATGCCGAAGTCCTCGGCCACCATGTAGGCGTTGCCGTGGGTCATGAAGTTGGCGTGATAGTCGCGTTTCACCTCGATGCCGGTCTGCCGCGGGTTGCCAGCGTGCCACACGTCCACGATGTTCTGCGGCTTGCGCTCGATGGGCTGCCAGTCCTTGCCCTTCTCGCGCTCGATGAATACCGGCAGCGTGGCCAAGTCCTCCGAGCGCTGCAGCACGCACGCGCGCACCGTGGCGACGAACCGCACCGCCTTCGCGTGGTCGAGCGACACCGGCGGCAGCTCGTAGCGCTTGTCGAGGATGCTCGCACGATAGTCCGGCACCACGCCCTTGCCCGAAGGCTCGGGATAGCCGAACAACGCGCGCCACGCCTTGCCCACGCGTCCGATCGCGCTCATGTGAGCTTCACCACGGCCATCAGCAGCAGGACGGACAACACGATCATCACCGCGTCTAAGGCTCGCTCGCGCGGGGTTCTGAACTTGCGCAGGCTCACGAGTCCGCCTCCATGTGGTCGTAGCGGTAGACCGAGTGCGACTCCGTGTGGCTCACCCGCTTGTAGATGTGCCGCCTGGGCTCCCCGCCCACCACCGGAAACGAGATGGTCTCGGGCAGCTCGATGGTGCTCGCCACGTAGATCATGCTGCCATCCTGTGGGCCGTCGAGTGTCTCCACCTGGCGCAGCGTGAACGCACTCACGCTGTCTCTCGCTTCCACTCACGCCACACCTTGAACAGATTCCACGCGAGCCACGGCAGCGTCACCAGGCCCATGAAGATCACCCCGCCGATGGCCAAGCACTCGCAGAACAGCTTGACGCCCCTCACGACGCCACCCATGCGCTCGGTCGAGGCGTGGTCTCCAGCGAATGCAGGATGTACCCCAGCGCGTCGATGCGGTGGTTCATCGCGTCGATCGGCTTCTCGCGCGAGGCGTCCTTCGGGTTCTTCGCCGCTTCGACCATCTTCTGCCAGCGGTATCCCGACAGCTCCCGGGCCAGCGACGTGGGCAGCTTCATGTTCGCCTGAGTCCTGTCCTCGGCGATCAGGCTCGTGTTCACGATCTTCAGCGTGCCTCGGTTCAGCGCCCCAGCAATCGCCTTGATGCACGCGTCGATACCCTTGCGCGCCGGGCGCGTGCGCACACCGTGACGCGCCAGAGTCGCAGCGTCCTCGGCGTCGTGGTCCGCGAACGCATCCTCCACGCGAAGGTTGTTCAGGTACGGCCGATAACGGAACGCCTGCTCGGCATCCCCCGACAGCGCAGGAGCAGCGCGCAACGCGGCCAGCTCCGTCGCCTCGTGCTCGAGGATGATCTTCGCGTGATCCTCGACCAGCCGCTCACCCATCGACCACTCTCGGTAGACGTGGTCTACGCCCTCGGGTGACCTGGCCACCCACAGGCACACGAACGGGTTCCGATAGCCGAAGTCGATGCCGCGGTATCGCAGCCAGTCCGGCGGGGGATAGCCGTTCCACTGCGCCCAACTCTCCGGCACAGGCACCAGGTGCTGTGCGGGATCGTACATCGGGAAAACCAGACCCTCGGCGCGCGCCCACCGACCCAGCACGAGCCGGTCGTAGTACACCGTGCCGCGGAGGCTCTCGAGCCGCTCGCGGTAGTCCGCCGGCAGGTTCCCCTCGTTGTCGTGGAAGCCAGAGAGGATGACCTCGGCCACGACCCTTCCGCCGGCGTCGCGGATGACGCGCATCCCGGCCTCGGGGTCGAACTCCTTGGCGATCCAGTGCTCGTTGTCCTCGGGGTTGCAGATCAGCGACATCTGCCGCGGGGCCAGCCCCATGCTCTCCGCGCGCTCGTTGATCCACGGGTCGTTCTGCCGCAGACGAGTCTGGGCCGTCGTGTAGTGGCGGTAATCCAACTGCTCGGCCTGGTCCACGGTGATGCTGCCGAACTCAGCCGACAGCGCACGGCCCGGGTCCAGCCAGCCGAAGCACCAGATGCGCGACACGCGGTGCTTGCCGTCCGAACAACGCACCGGAGGCAACGACAGGCACCCCTTGCTCTCGCTCCAGCCCTTGGCCCAAATGGACGGCGGAATGATCTTCCGCATCGTCTCCATCGTGGTGTTCTCCATGCTCGCGCGCTCGAGCCGAGTCATGGCGATCTGGATACCGGGGAGCGCACACGCTTTCACGTAGTCGTGGGCGACGGCGCTCCAGCTCTTACCACGTCCCACACGCGATGAGAACAGTCGCACCGGCGCGGTAGAGCGGAAGTAGGTCTCCTGCGCGTAGCTGTTGGGCGCGATGACCTGGACAGCGGTCGAGGGTGCGGCGTCAGCCGTCATGGCCGTCATGCAGAGTAGCGTCCTTGCCACCCACTTCCACACGCCGCACCCCTTCCCCTACTAGCTCTCAGACGGTCTCGTGAACCCCGGCATGATTACCTGGATCGGCGGGATGCCTTCCGCTGCGACCAGGTCCATCTCCTGGATTCGCGGCAGGCCACAACGATCGGCCGCGAAGTTCATCGCGTATTGCCACAGCCTGCTGCGCTCTTCGTTCAGCGGGATGGTCACGATCCCGTCTCGCGTTTCTAGTTCCACCATCGCGAACGGGCCGGCCTTGATGATCTCGATGATGCCCGGCAGGCCGTACTCGGCGATGGTCTTTGCAACGTGCTTCTTGGCTTCGCGTAGATCCTGGCGAGCTTCGTCGTCCAGCTTCGGAATGCCGCGATTGCCGCTTCCGTTCGTGGCAAGTTGCGCGCGGTGCTCTGCGCTCACCGGACCCGGCGGCCTTCCCACCGTTGCCACTCGCTTGTCGTCCCGTCTACCGCCCATCTGTTCGCCTCATGTCTTTGCCGAGAGGTGGTGGTGCCGTCCCGTGCCCCGACCGCCACCCTGACGACGCTCGGCCCGCCGTGACGATCGCGTGCGGTCACCACCCGCCGATGGCGCGCGAAGGAGGAAGCGCGCCGCCGCGATGTCGTCAGCGTTACGGCCCGACGCTGTTGGGCTGGTTGGGGTTCTTGTCCACGGACGGATAGACGAACTCCGCCAGGATGCCGCGCGTAGCACCAGCCGCAGCGAAATCACCGGGCGTCATGTGGATGCGGAACCGGATGTAGTTGATGCCGATGATGCTCTGCGCGGTCACACCACCGGGTCCGAAGAACGGATTCGCCGTGAACGACAGACCCGCAGCCGAGCCCACCGCACCAGACGCAGCAGACTGCGACGCGAACAGGACGCGCCCCGAGTCCGACACAGCACCGAGCGTGAGTGCCACGCGATCGGAGATCACGTGACCCTGGAGCGAATCGCGAACGGTCCACACCTTGCCGTCCACCGAGTGATCCATGAAGTACGTCACCGTGTCGATGGTCGATGCGCTGGCAGAAAGCGACAGCGTGCCGAACCACGAGCTGTCCGCGAGCAATGCCGTGCCGGGTGCCGGGACATCGGTCATGCCCGCAGCTGCCTTCAACCAGTGATCGAACACCGGGATGGCATCGGTCGTGTCCTCGACGCCGACAGCGACGCCCAGGTTCGCAGCGTTGTGATTGCCGTTTGAGAGCTGCGTGAGGTACGGCTGCGCGACTGCGAGACCACCGAACGGATTGTCGCTCGCGGCATTCAACCGCTTGAAACTCAGGATCAGCTTCTTCGGGTAGAACGCCGCCTGAGCCGCGGCCATGTCGAACGCACCGCCCACCACCACGGCGAACAGCGCCGCCGCCACTGCCGCCAGCCCAGACTTGCGAATACGCATCGAACCCGCCCTCCGTCCATGCACTGCGGGTCACGCCGTTTGCGTTCCCGCTCGTCAACGCTCGTCGGCGCTCTATGCGCCACACCTTCACCCCTACCGCACGCTTTCTCGATTGCAAGTGCCGATTTTTGGTCTCCCGCGTTGAGGGCTCGAGCGGTCAGGCACG